GTTGCCGCGTCTGATATGTCATCGGCATCCAGAACAACCACCCCGGTTTGAGAGTTAACGCTGTCAACATCATTAACTTGCGCGCCCGTTTCGATTCCTGCTAATTTGGTTATTTCACCCGCTGTTGTATATTTATTCGTTGTTGCTGCATCGGAAATATCGTCAGCGTCTAGCACCACGACACCTGTTTGACCATTCACAGAATCAACGTTAGCGGATGCAGTGCTGTTAATGGTTAAAGTATCCCCGACGATGGCCGTTGCAATATCAGTGCCACCAGCAATCGTTAATGTATCCGTTGTTGTATTGGCCGTGGTTGAGCCAGAATCGCTCGATACTGTTTCAAATATATTCTGGTCAACTGTCGCTAGAGCCTCTATACCCGCTAACTTGGTTTCTTCTGCGGTGGTGTATGACGCTGTGGTTGCGTCCAGTATGGCCTTGTTCGCGTGTGTGTGCCTGTCAGCCGTATTGGCGGCAACATCTGTATTGGCGCTTACTCTGGCTTCTGTGTAATAAAGGTTAGTTCCTTCTGGTACGTCAGTTGTAGTCAATCCAGATAGCGCTAATGTTATCTCTGTCGAGGTTGACGTTATCTCAATAAACGCTCCCTCGACTAGAGATTTAAGCTGCAAATCCGTGTCAACCACACCAACGGCAACACCTTCACCGGATCCCAAATTTGTTACACTCTGCACCCCGATTAAGGAGATATAATTATCTATCTCATCAAGAAAAGTTTGAAAGCGGTATGTTGCCAGCCCGTCTTTAGTTAATATATCCCCCCAATCTGGTTTGGATGTAATTGTCATCGGAAATTCGCAATTAAATGATCACCAGAAAAATCAACATCTTCAGTCGTAAAAATCCTAACTCCCATAAACCCATTATATACACCCATACCTCCGGGAGGGTTAAAAATTAATTCATTGGCATATTGCCCGATATCGCCTAGCCTCCTGTACATGGGTTCGCCATACGTCACACCGTTTCGTGTCATGAATATGGCGACTGAGCCATCTGCCGAATTGAATCCCTGACTTATCCCCATCTGAATACTTTGACAGGTAAAGAAATCATCGTTTTCCTGCTCAAATCCAGTATCCATAATCCTTATGATACGCTCGCCATAGTCCTGATTGACACGCTCGAACACTCCTATTTTATCCTCGAACGCGGTATAATACCTGCCCGCAAATTGAGCAATAAACCCACCTCCCCACGGCTTTGTAATGCCCTCAGACACAGTATTGAGGCTAAACCAATTACCTCCAAAGAACCCGAAAGAATCACGAGCAAGCTCAAACGTGGCGATGTCATAGCCGCGCCATTTAAGACGTCCTCCAACTGCTGCTGCAAGCTCGGCTTGTGTATACGTGCTGAGTATGAGATCGATTGTTTCGGTTGATATTTTAGGAGCGCTGCCCTGACCTATTCCATATATACCAAAGTCTTGCCCCTTTTCCCTGCCAAGAAATAGGAAAGTTTCATTGTACTCAATCAGTCCACCGATAAACCCGTTAGTAATACGGGCACCCTGTATTCTCGCGAATGGGTTAGGACTCGCCCCCGTATCCCGGAACAGCTCAAAGCTATCAGTGCCCCCGATATACAAAGTGTTTTTAAAGTTAAATATGCTGTTGTTTTTGTCGGGCAACTCTTCCGCGTCAAAGAAACTTAATGCCTGAACTGTGCCGGCCGCACCAACGTCTGAGAAAAACGCCGGATCACCATCAAACGGTATATACACAAACCGCCCATTGATAAACGCGAGATCAGTACATGGAACAAAATTCGCATTGCCTGAAATGTCTGTCAGTGTGTCGCTGGTATCTAATGTATATATCGCCCCAGCCACCCCTTTAACTACAATCACAGCATCATTAAACCCTATATCTGTCTCAATTTTCTCAGGGCCTGCAATGGTGCCAATGACAGTAAAGGCCCCGGTGTCAACGTTTGTGATTTTAATAAGGTCTTGGCTGACAACTTGATACAATGCACCGTTCCATTCAAAGTTTCCTCGTGCAATCCTGCCTGTCGTGTTTAATTGGGTTATTCCTGGGCGTGATAATATTTTGCCATCAAGGTTATTAAAACAGTTTTGAAGGGTGCGGCGTGTTCGGGGTAGGTTCTCAGAACCTGCAAGCCCAACAGGGAAGGGTATCCTAGCCATTTACAGTGCCACCCACAGGCTTAAAGATGCGACCGTTGACCCTGCTACCGTGCCGATTGCCAGCACCTAAAGGAAGCGTTGAGGAAACAACTTTCTTTGGAATAGTGAGTGTTTGATAAAGGTTTTTAATATTCTGAAATCCTACTCGTGCCTCTATTCTTAATTCAGGAGAGACAATCTGTTTTCCATTATTAAACGATGGGGAAAGAACAATCGCTAAATTAGATATGATTCCATTTGTTGCATCAGCGGGTTCGCCCAAATCATCAGCCGGTGCTTTCAAGGGGGTGAAACCTATTTTAAACCCAAGGGTTAACCACATTTCAAGCATGGAATTAAGCTTGTTCATACCTAGAGTTATGCTCTCAGGAGCGGCAGGGGCGACTAACGAATGAACGCCAATCTCCTGCAAGGCTCCTTTGATTATTGTAACACCTGCGGTCATTGTCTACTTATCCTTGTTAGGCTTGCGGCCTGGCTTATTTTTGGCCTTGGCATCAGCCGGATTGTCACACCATCCTTCTTCAGCCTTCATGCGGTCAGCTACATCATCATCATGTAACTCGGCCTTGGTTCCTTTATAAACGAATGACTGGTTAATAGTTTGTCCCATAGTGCTTGCTTTCCTTTAAAAAGGGGCGGGAGTTACCCCGCCCACATTAATTACGTGCCGATAAGATTACCGCACATTTCAGGGATAAGAACATTCGGACGCATCCAAATGGTCAAACGATACTTTGTGCCAAGCGCATTGATTTCCGATGACTTAGCAAACAAAATCTCAATACCTGAGTCAGTTGCCTGGCGAAGTGTTGATACTCCAGCCCCATCCAAATCCATTGTTGCCAAAGACCCGTGTACAATCTCAACGGCTTTGTTCACAAAGAAGATGTTGGAAGGCTGACTTGCTGTAAGGTTCAAGAATGTGATTACAGCGTCATTAGGAGCAGCCGCGCTACAATTAGCGTATTCAAGCTCTGCCTGTGCCTGGCCACCAGAAGCGGCATTGGTCACGATGGCAGGGGTGATTTCCCATTCCGTTGCACTGTTACGCGCAATGATACGGAAAGTTTGTAGCTGGCCGGTATCGTTCTTGTGGATCATCGAAAGCGAGTTAACGCCCGCGATGGTGAACGCATCACCAACTTTAACAGTGCCGGTGCCGGTGTCTACGGTTAAGGTCATGGTGCGGTTATCCACATTGTTGCCATCACCATCTGTTGCGAGGGGAACATGGAACTGCGCCCCGTCAACCAACCAGCCAGCAGCAGCCGTAAATACATTTGTTGGCATAAAGTTCGCCTTGAATGAATCAAACGTTGCTACAGTCGGAATTTTAGAGCGCTCAAATGCCGTTAGAGACACACCGGAAGGAGGCGCATCACGATTGGCAAGGTCACCAGCAACCCCGTTATAATCCGTAGGGTTCATAATGAGAGTTCGGGCTTCCATGATCGGAACGTCACGAATAGACATCTGTTCCTCGGCTGCGGCAATCTGACTATAATTTGTAATAGCCGCCGCGTCCTTGATAAACAGGGAGCCTTTATTTGCTACTTCTGTAGCAACTGCCCGGTCTACCAAAGCAGAAAGAGCCTGCACAGCGCTCTCAGCCTTTCGATTACGCTGAAGAGGGTCATTTAATTCAACCGCATTCATTGTAAAGGGCACGTTTTTAATATCTGAGGGCGCAGTGTCATTAGCGTTCAGACTTGAGGGCACCGTCAATTGTGTGGTATCTGCAAAATCAGCATCAACCAGAGCCAGGCCTTCATTCGTGATAGACACATATGGAACAGGACGGTGAATCGTTAGAGCCGCTCGTTCCAGTGTAGTGCCATTAGGTTGGAATTTCATCACCTGACGTGCGGTAATGTTATTAGGATCAAATCCTGCGAGAACATCATCGAAGAAAACAATTTCTTCTTTTGAAAATGCGTTTGGCATGGGTAGTTACCTTATTAAAGTAACCCCGGCCGCTAAAGCTCCTTTGCGTGCGTCTGCTAATGCTTGCATACCGCCACCTTCTTGAGCCGCCTTGACTGCCTTGTCATATATCCGCTGGTGTTTATTTGATTTACCTGCGGCTGGCGTCCCACCTTGAAGCTCTTCATCAGGGTCCGGGATTGGTTCAGAATTAGCCCGAGGTTTAATACTTAATTCACCTTCGAGCCGACCAAGTCGCAACATTCCGCTAATAGGATTAGATTTAATAAGCTCAGCAAATTCTTCTGCCTGAGCCGGGTTTTTACCCAAATAGTAAAGAACAAGCTCGGATTTTTCGGAGTTCTTAATATAGTGGTTCACCACATTTTTACCAAGTATGGCAACCGCTTTATCTTCAGTCTCGTCGTAATCCTTAGCCCCCAATTTGTCCGCTCGCTCGTAGTGTTTTGTTTGCTTGCGTTCAAGATCAGGGTCTAGATGTTCGCTCGCCACGGGTGTTAAATGCTGTGTGTGCCGTTGAACTGCCGCTTCAATTATTGGAGCCTGATACTCATTAAAAGCTTGGATGTATTTAGGGTCCGTAGCTCCGTTATCATACTCCCCTGGATCGGGCGGGGTGGCAATCGGGGCAGCTTCAGTTCGTTGGTTTAGAGCCATTTGGAGCAATTCATTTTTACTCCGCTCCACTAACAACGCTTCTTCTGC